GCCAGCTTTCTCGAACACTTTTCTCATTCGGATGCGGAGTTCATCGTTACAAAGGTGGCGGTGATACTCATTCACCCATAGCCAGTCCGTAACATCAGCTATCTCGATCCATTCTTGCAGATATTCGTAGGTTTCAGTGGCCACCCAAACTGTTCTTTCCTTGAACCCTTTACCGATGAAGTTTATCTGCCGACCTTTGAAGCTCTCTAGTTGGAGGTTTCTCAGCTCGGAGATGCGGAGCCCAGTATCAAAGCATACCCTTATCAGAAGCCAGTCCATCAGGTTTTGGCGGCGCTCAAAGTCATCCTCGGCATCGAGGTCTATCACTGATAGGACTTTGGCGATGTCTTTTCTTAGATAGAAGACACGGCGCACTGGCCCTTCCTTGAGCTTTTGGATGAGTGGAGTTTTGATGGGGATGCTCATACCCATTTCTCTGTGATACTTTATGAGACAGATGATGTGAGCGGAACGCATATTGATCGTCCGCGGACTGATGCCTTTCTTAGCCTGGGCTTTTACCCAGCGGTTGTAGTCGGCATTGTCTAACTGTTCCAAGTCCTTACACTTAGACTGCTCGATAAACTGCTTGTAGCAACATTTTTTAGCGGTGAGAGTCATCGGACTGACCTGCTTTACAAACTCGCAGTATTCCAGATACTCATTCACCTGAGAATATATCGGATCTCCTTTTGACATTGTAGATGTGGTTTCCTAACTCCCACCCACTTAATTTGATGAAAGTTTTTCCACGCAGCCTACTACTATTTCTTTTTATATTCTTTTTCTATGGCCGTGTTATTTTGACATAGCGCATCTGTTGTGTGGCGTGTTATTTTGACATAGCGGAATGGGGTTTCCCACATACTTTTACACATAGTTTTCCACAGTTTTTCGCATAGTTTTCCACAACCCATAGCAAAGAATGAAAAAAGGAGGCCTCCAACAGAGATACCTCCTTTTCACCTAAACTGCGTGTGTCTTACCTTTTTATTTTGTATTTTCCAGGGACATTTTGGTTTTTGCCAGGGGTGTAGTCGATCAAGTTTAGTTCAACCAGCCGAGTTCTCACCCGAATGACTTTCTTTTGCCACCAACCTGTCCTTTCCATCAGATATTTCATAAAGATAGCAAAGTAACCATTTTTGTCTTTCTTCCAGACCTTCGCGGCATTCTCCAAAATAGCCAGCAATAGCACCTCATCGCTACCGATGAGAGGCAACAGCTCCGCATCTACTTTGTAGAATGACCTCCTGGCCACTTTTACCTCCTTACAGTTATCTGCTCAGAGGCGAATATAGTCTCGCAAAAACGAGACTATTGAGAACTTTGTGGTTACATCTATAATAGCACCCATCAAAGGCAGTGTCAAGTGATGCTCGAACGAGAGTGCCTTTTATGGTATAATAAAGTTAGATCGACTGCGGCTCTTGGAGACCAGTTGCTATATTCCTCGCGGTTTTAGGCAGGCGGCTCGTAAAGGGCCGCTTTTGGTTGATACAATTTTAATCGAGGTGAAAAATGGAAGATATTTCAACCGAACAATTTGAAGCTATCGTAACGCAGAGGGTGCTCTATCGCTGCTTGTCGGCCAGCGCCATCCGAAACGGTTTTCAGCGTAACGATCTGCTCTTCAAGTCATCATATACTGGGAGCGAAGTGCTCCAGGACTACGGTCTCGGAGAAGTCTGCCAGTGTCAGATGCGCGGTTTGAAGGTCTATCTGTTTCACAAGCAGAACAACAGGATCGTGGCTGAGCTTGCACTCGCGGCCGATACGGACGAAGAGACAGGGCTCAAGAAGCGACCGCAGTTCTATCTAATCAACCGCAAAGGCTTTGTGAAAAGCCAGTCGCTTGCGAACTTAATCGCGGAGACTGGGAAGCTGAGCAATTATGAAAAGCATAGGAGGTAGCATATGGCTAACACTATCAAAGTAACTCCTGATGAGAAAGGCCGAGCCATCATCACGCTCTACGGCACCAACATCGATGTTACAGACAAAGCAGACAAAAACGGCAAAGGCTTCCTGCACTTCGCAGGTGATGACTACAACTTTGAGATCATCGGAGCCGCCAAACCTGCCAAGAAGAAGACCGAGAAAAAGGTCAAAGAGGTAGAAAAAGTCGAGATCAAAGAGTTCAACAAAGACGGCTCGGTCGATGCAGAAGTAGATGGCGAAGAGATGACTCTCACCCCAGGCGATGCAGAAACCGAAGAAGCCGTGGAAACTCTCAAAACCCTAGAAGAAGAGAGGAACGAAAACGATGAAGCTTAGCGTTACTCAAAACAAAATTGAAATCACGGAGAAAAGCATCGTCAACCAGGGCGAATACAAAGTAACTCCGTGTGTGTTCGAGTTCACTGGCGCTTACAAGGGCTTGACCAAGAAAGCAGTCTTCACTGACCTTGTAACTGAGAAAGCTTATGAAGTGCCTGTCATTGATGACAAGTGCGACATCCCAGCGAATGTGTTGAAAGATAAAGGCACCGTTTCCATCGGTGTTTATGCCTATGAAGCTGACGGAGAAAGCGGCGATGAAACTCTCACGCTCCGCTACTCGCCAACTCCAGTGCGCGTGTCTATCGAGCTTGGTTCCTACAAAGAAAAAGTAGAAAACCCAAGCGATGTTACTCCTTCACAGACCGAAATCTACGAGCAGGCCATCCAGGAGAAAATCGGCGAAGTCAACGCTCTTGAAGAAGACCTTATCGAAAAGCGCGACAGTGGCTACTTCACTGGGCCTAAAGGCGACAAGGGTGATAAGGGCGACAAAGGAGACAAAGGCGATAAAGGAGATACTGGAGCACAAGGGCCTAAGGGGGACAAAGGTGATAAGGGCGACAAAGGTGATACAGGCGCTACTGGCCCTCAGGGTGAAAAAGGCGATAAGGGCGACAAAGGAGATACTGGAGCTAAAGGCGAAACTGGTGCTACTGGGCCTCAAGGTGAGAAGGGGGACACAGGCGCTACTGGCCCACAAGGCCCTCAGGGAGTCCAGGGCGAGACTGGTGCTACTGGCCCACAAGGCCCTCAAGGTGAAACTGGTGCAACAGGTGCTACTGGCCCACAAGGCCCTCAAGGTGAAACTGGTGCAACAGGTGCCGATGGCCAAGACGGTGAAGATGGCTATTCTCCACAAGTTAGCCTAACGCAAACATCCGCTACGGTCGCAACTCTAAGCATCACCAGCAAGAACTCGCAAGGGCAAGTCGTTACCAATACAGTGTCCTTTGGCGGAACTTGGGATGATGCAGAAAGTGAGAGCTTCTAACTATGGCTAAACTTCTCATTGACTCAAGCACGCTTACCGACATCGCTGATGCGATCCGAGATAAAGAGGAGTCAAGCTCGCCCATTCAGGTGAGCAATATGGCTACTCGCATCGAAAACTTGCCTTCTGGCGGCATCGGTGAAGTCGAAAGCGTTACTATCACGAATAAGTCGGCATTTCAGAACCTGTCTTTCTCTGGGACTTATCTTACCATTCCTCTTGCAGTTACAGTTTTGCCAGCGAATGCACCACAAATCACACAGGTTGTGGTGTCAGATCCTAAGATAGCAAAAGTCCTAGATAATGGAGACGGAACGCACAGCCTTCATATTATGAAGGGAGGCACTTGCCAAGTTACGGTTTACGACTATGCGCGAGACAAGTCTGACAACTTTTCATTCACGATCAACCAGGCGCTCGAAGATATTTCGTTCGCTTACGCATCGAGGAATGTGGCTCAGGGCGGAACCCTGCAACTTGCCGTTCAGTTCAAGCCAGCAACGGCTACCGACCAAACCATTGTATGGTCTAGTTCAAACGAAGGTATCACGATCGACCAAAATGGTCTAGTTACTGCTACGAACACAGGGCACACTACTATTTCAGCGTATAGCGCGGCCATCAACAAAACCATCACTTGTAGCGTAGAATGTGCTGCCTACATCGATACTCCAGACTGGGCGCAGATCAAGGCAGATGTGGCTTCTGGCCAAAGCACACTCGGTGTTGGTTCGACCATCACGGATGTGCTCGACTACAACGGCACTACCTACAATGCGGTCTGGCGAGTTATGGCTTACCAAAATGTTACTTTGCCAAACGGCACAACTAAGGAAGCTATGATCTTGATGATGACTCAGGGCTTGCCGTTTACCATCCAGTTCTCACAAGAAACAACCGTGGTGTGCGATGCAAACAATGAGCCTACCGCTTTGGCTGATACTTACTACTACGGCAACACAGGCTCGACATATACTCGGCTAAATGTAGAAGTCGGCGATACTTTGCCTTACGCAGACTACACTCGTATCATCAAGTCAGGTTTGTGTTACACCAAGAACTTCAACTCAGCTATCGTGCAAGGTTACATCAACCGATGGGATGGCTCTATGGTCAGGGCTATGCTCAACTCTGATGCGGACAATGTGGGCGCAAGCTACACCCCAGTCCACATCACCGACCGTTGCGACTACTACACTGGCAAGGGCTTCCTCCAGATGGTAAACCCAAATATGTTGAACGCAGTGCAGAAAATCAAGGTTACGACCAAAGAAAACAACTCTTGTTTCGATGCCGCATCATACGAGACAGAAGACCTCTTCTGGATTCCATCCGAATGCCAAGTGTATAGCACAGACAACTATTCAGGTGCAGAAGGTGCCGCCTTCCAGTATTATATCGACCAAATGGGCACTAGAAGTGCAAGCGCCGCTGACTGCCGTAAAATTATTCCGCTTGGGCAGAGCGCGGCAGCTGGCACTTGGTTGCGCTCGGCAGCCGCTTACTCCTCTAGCACCGAGCGCTGCATCAGCTCGTCTGGCTCAGTCAGCAATAACGCCGCTAACAACAACAATCGCGTTGCGCCAGCTTGTGCCATCTGCTAACCTCTTAGCATCTCCGCCGCACGCTTGCGGCGGAGTGCTTTTCGTGTTACAATATAAAGAATAAGCGAGAAGCAAGCAAAGATGAGTGTCCCTGAAGAAAAACGGAGGAAAGGCAAGTTGCAGGTGATCGTGAAATCTCTTGCGGTGGTATCTCACACCAATAAAATCTTGAAGAACAAAAAGAAGTTCGATCCAGAGTTCGACTGGATCCTCGGCAACGACCTCCGACTCACGGCGCGCGCCATTCATCGCCACGCTTGGAGCGCCAATAATCTCAGGGTAGTTGATAAAGAAACTTGGCTTGCTCGCAAAAAGCTTCAAACTCAAGCCATCCAAGACTGCAACGAGTTGCTTGTGCTCATTGAAGAAGCAGGGCCAACTTATCATCTTGAGGCTTCAAGAGTGAGCTACTGGGGGAAAATAACGGTTGAGGCACGCGAGCTTCTTCGCGCCTGGCGCTCTGCCGATGTCAAACGCTTCAAGCACTACGAAGATCCGTAGTGCAGGTTGTAGGCTAACGGCAGCTAACACTTGGTTGCGCTCGGCAAACGCTAACAACTCTAACAACGAGCGCTACATCAACTCGTCTGGCTCAGTCAACAATAACAACGCTAACAACAACAATCGCGTTGCGCCAGATTGTGTTTTACAGAGTTGGCCAGAGACCTGGGCATAACTCAGGTGGTCGGACTATTGACACAAACACAAGGAGCCGAATACCTTGCCGAAAGGCTAAACAATAGTGCGGCGACACCATTGACTTTCGAGTCAGTATGGTTATAAGCGCCGCACCCAGGAGTATTATGGAAGACATCATCAGTTTCGAGGCCCTCTACGAGAGTATGCAGAAGTGCAAAAAAGGAGTCATCTGGAAAGACAGTGTGGCGCATTTTGTTTTGAATGCAGTGGAAGAAATCAACAAGCTAGAAACGCAGCTCAAAAATGGGACTTACAGAACGCGGCCTACTCAAGTCTTCATTGTAGATGGCCCAAGAAAACGCGAGGCGATGGGAGTAGCTTTCAGAGACCGAGTTTATCAGCGCAGTCTCAACGACAAGGCTATCTACCCAGCTCTTACAAGGACTTTTATCTACGACAATGGCGCTTGTCAGAAAAACAAAGGCACAGACTTTTCTCGTAGGCGGCTCGTCTGCTTTCTCCAGAAGTTTTATCGTAAACACGGCACCAAAGGCTATGTGCTTCAATGCGACATCAAGGGTTACTACCCAAATATGCAACATTCAGTAGCAGAAGCAGTGTTTGAAAAGCACCTCCCAGCCGATATATTCCAGGCGACTCACCAAGTCCTTCACGACCAATACGGCGATGGTGTTGGCTACTACCCAGGTAGCCAGATGATCCAGCTCGCAGGCATCTCAGTTCTTAGCGGCCTAGATCACTTTATCAAAGAGCGGCTTCGCATCAAGTTCTACATTCGTTATATGGATGACTTCATTCTCATCCACGAAGATCCAGAATACCTAGCTTACTGCAAAGAAGAAATCAGAAAGAAGCTAGATGAAATACAGTTCACGCTCCACCCTAAGAAGACTAGAATATACCCACTCACTGAAGGCATCAAGTTTTTAGGCTTCTACCACATCCTCACGGACACAGGAAAAGTCTTGCGCCGTATCGATCCGAAAAATGTCAAAGCTGAGCGGAAAAAGTTGCGGCGGTTGGCCAACCTGGCAAAGAAAGGCTATATTTCAGAGGAAAAAGTGGCTGAATGCTATCGTTCTTGGCGCGACCACGCTAGAAAAGGCGACTCCCACAACTTGCTTCAGAGGATGGACACCTTCTATGAAGACCTGTGGCACTAATTATGGTATAATATAATCAGATCGACTGCGACTACTCGTTATGAGCGGTCGCTTTTTTGATATGGAAGAAAATATGGCAGAGCAGACACCGCAACCAGAAGAAATAATGGCCGTGAACGGTTCTGTTTCTGATGAAATGCCACAAAATGACGGAGTTGTCAAAGAAGTCGGAAAGAAGTCCGAAAATACAGGGAGAAACTCGGATGGAACTTTTGCTGAAGGCAACGAGATATGGAAGAGCCGCGATCCTGAAATATCGCATCGACCGATACAAGAGCTTTCATACAGGGTGATGTCCAAAGTGCGCCACGCTAAGAACCCACAGCGAGTGCAGGACGACCTTGACCGACTTGACGAAATCATAGATGACGAGAACTCTTCCCCTGCTGATGTGATGCGCGCGCTTGATATGAAGATAAGACTCAACGCTGGCTACGATCCAGTCGAGAACAAAGTCTCAGGCGAAGTGATGCAGATAGCAGAAAACCCACTCAGCCAGCTTTCTATTGAAGAGCTGCGCACACTCAAAGCACTAAAAAAGGAGTCCAGCGATGGAAAATAAGAAGAAACGAACACTCAAGCCTCAAACCTTACTAGAAACTGGTCGCTGGAAAATCTCTGCCGAAGCCAAAGCTTTACTTGAGAAGATGAAGGGGGAGAAGAAATGATCAGTGTCATCATCCCAGTCTATAACGAGGAGCCCTTCCTCGAACGATGCCTAGACAGCCTGGCCAACCAGACGGACAAGTCGGCGCAAGTCATCATTGTAGATGATGGCTCAACCGATGGCTCGCCTAAAATCTGCGACCGCTACGGCGAGAAGTATGGCTTTGAAGTATATCACCTGGAAAACAACGGTGTTTCGGCCGCACGCAACTTTGGGATGGAAAAGGTCAAGGGCGAATACCTTACCTTCTTAGATGCTGATGATGCCTACTCTTTGAACGCTATCGAAGTGATGAATGACTTGGCGAAGCGTGGCGACAATGTGATACAGTTCGGACAATACCGCCACACCAAAACGCAAGAAGAGCCTATTCTGCGCGCCTGGCCAAAGGGCGACTATGACCTGGACAACTTGCGGCGCTACTGGCAGATGGTATGGAACAAGATCTACAAGACCGAGTTTATCAAAGAAAACGACTTCAAGTTCATTCAGGGGATGCAGTTCGGCGAAGATGAGATGTTCAATGTGAATGTGCTGCTGAAGAGCGGCGGACTTTACCACGCATCAGACCTACTCATCCATCACTACTTTGACAACACCAACTCTTTATGCCGTGGTGGGTTATGCTTGGCGCGGCTCGAACGGATGGACGATGAAGAGAACAGACTACTCAGACGGCTCAAACTAGGCGATGCGCCTATTGCTCAACGGCGCTGGCTGAAGCGTGTCATCACTCGGCATCGCCACAGTAAGGTGTTCCAGGACTATGGCTTTACGCGTGGGCTAAACAGCCACAACGACATCGTTTACTTCGTGAAGAATGATCCAGAAAATGAAGAACTCCGCTACTCTCTGCGCTCTGTCGAAAAGTTCTTCCCACATCGGAATGTGTGGTTCTATGGTGGCAAACCTGACGGCCTCAAACCAGACCGCTATGTAGAAGTCCAGCAAACCGAAGACACCAAGTGGGAGCGTGTCCGCTCGATGCTGCGGCAAGCCTGCCTGAATGATGAAATCTCGGAAGACTTCTGGCTATTCAATGACGACTTCTTCATTATGAAACCCTATGCCGAGAACACTCCACCTGCTTACAATGGCGACCTATACCGCCACATCGTCCGTGTGGAAGAGCGCCACAACCAGCAAGCAACGACCTGGACAGCACGGCTCCGACACCTCGTGAATACGCTTGAAACCGCTAATAAAGGCACTTTGAACTACGCAGTGCATAAACCTATACTCATCAACCGCAAAAAGGCTCTGGAAGTCCTGGACAAGTTCCCAGACGAGCCAATGTTCCGTGCGCTCTATGGCAACTACTGGGAAATCGGCGGCACAAACCAGGGCGATCGCAAGTGCCAGGTGATGGACTTCCCAGTCGAGAAGCTAAAGAAATGGGCGACTATTTCGTCCGATGACAAGAGCTTCGCAGGAGGCACGGTTGGCGAATACATCCGTGGCCAATTCCCACAGAGAAGCAGGTTTGAGGAGTAGCTATGGACGAGCACGATAGAAACATTATGCAGCGCTTCAATGAGCAGTTCACTGACCGCGACATTGACCTAGCGATGGCGCATAACAACCTTTGGCACTTCTGCAACATTCTCTTCCCCAACTTCTTCAAGGATGACCGCGAGTATCTGACCGATATGTGCGACCGCATCGAAAACTTCGTGGAGAACTCTGACAAACACTTCCTAGTCATCAACGCACCACCGCGCCACGGCAAATCACTCACGGCGCAGTGCCTCACAGCTTGGCTCTTTGGCCGCAACCCTGCCTGCCGCGTGATGACTGCTTCCTATAACGAGGATGTAGCTGGCATCTTCTCACGGAATGTGCGAAACACTATTCAGACCGAAAAGCTGGGCGATGCTATCGTCTTCTCGGACATCTTCCCACGCACCGCCGTCAAGTTCGGCGAAGCGGCGGCGAAACGCTGGACTTTGAAAGGACAAACGCAGGTGTCCTACCTTGCCACATCTCCCAATGCTACCGCCACTGGCTTTGGTTGCGACTTTATGATCTGCGATGACCTTATCAAGAACGCTGAAGAAGCCTACAACGAGACGGAACTGGACAAGACTTGGAGCTGGTTCACAAATACAATGCTCTCTCGCTTAGAGGGCAAGCGTAAAGCCATCATCATTATGACGAGATGGGCTGAGAATGACCTTGCTGGCCACATCATTGAAGCTTTCGGCGAAGATGTAGAAATCATCACCTACAAAGCCCAAGACGAGAACGGCAAGATGCTCTGCGATGAGATACTCGATGCCAAGTCTTTCGAGATGATAAAGCAAGAGATGAATGTTGATATTGCCGAAGCGAACTACAACCAGCAACCGATAGATGTCAAAGGTCGGCTCTACTCAGAGTTCAAGACCTGGGAGCAGAGACCGAATATGCCGATGATCTACGACTACACCGATACCGCCGACACTGGCGAGGACTACCTCGTTTCAGTGGTATATGGGGTGTATGAAAATGAGGCTTATGTCCTTGATCTCGTCTTTACAGACGAGCCGATGGAAACCACCGAGCCAGCAGTTGCAGACCTGCTGACGAGAAACGAAGTCAACAAGGCGACCATTGAGTCAAACAACGGTGGCCGTGGCTTCGCGAGAAATGTGGCTCGCTTGCTCTCCGAGATGGGCAACCACAGAACTCAAGTGGCAGACCAGGCTCAGACGAAGAACAAGGAGAGCCGTATTCTGGCCAGCTCAGCCTGGGTGCAGAACCACATCTATATGCCGCTCAACTGGCGGACTAGATACCCAGAGTTCTACAAGCAGGTTATGAGTTACCAGAGGAAGGGCAAGAATGCCCACGATGATGCCGTAGATGTCTTGGCTGCTATCTATGAAACGGTAGCCAACACACCTAAAGCTAAAATCTACACCGATGCTGATCTCGGCCGCGCCGCAGCACATCGGCGAGCGCCGTTTATGAGATAAGGAGGAAAAATATATGGCCATCAATAAACGAATGTATGTTTTGCCGAAAGGCACTGAACCGACTGGTGAGGTAGTCCAAACCCTCATCAGCAGCGTGAAGCGTGCGAATGAACTTCGCCGCTACAACGAGCTTGACCAATACTACAACGCAGAAAAGGTCGTGGGCGAGGAGGGCTCAGAGCCTCTAGTAGCCGTTACTGCCTTTGCGCGTTATATCACAGGGCTCAATACTGGCTATCTGCTAGGCAACCCAGTAACTTACACCGTGAGTAAAGGTGTGAAGTTCGAGAAGATCCAGAATGAGTTTGATGACCAAATCATCAGCAACACCGACATCCGCCTGGCGAACGATGCTTCCAAGTTCGGCCACGGCTTTGAACGCATCTATGTAAACGAAGACTCCAAGTGCCGTAGCGCAGTGGTAGATCCTCGCAACATCATCCTCGTTCGCGACAATACTGTTGAGCACAAAAAGATGTTTGCCATCATCTATGTGAACTCGGTGAACGAAAAGGGCGAAGAAGTCAAAGATGAATATGAACTCACTATCATCACTCCTACTATGGTGATGGAACGACACTTGAAGAGTGGCAACCTTAGCGGCGATGAAACCACTGACCAACTCCACTTCTTCGGCGAAGTGCCTATCGTTGAGTATATGAACGATGACGACATCATCGGCGACTATGAGCCTGTCATTCCGAATATCGATGCCTACAATAAGCTTCAGACCGCTCGCGTGAATGACCGTATGAAGAACGCAAACTCCATCCTGCTCGTTTCTGGCGGTGGTCTCGAAGAGAAACAGGTCGAAGACATTATGAACGGCCGCATCGCTGACCTTCCAGAAGGTGCCGAGATGAAATACATCACTAAGAGCACGAACGAAGAAGAAAGCGAGAAGCTCCGCGACTCCATCAAGGATGACATCCATATGATCTCAATGACTCCTGATGTTTCGGACAAGAACTTTGCAGGTAGCGCCTCTGGTGTTTCGCTACAATACAAACTCTTCACCTTTGAAAAACACGCGAAAGACAAAGAGCGCTGCTTTGAGGCTTCACTTATGGAGCGTGTCCACCTCTACAATGTTTACTTGATGAAGACCGCCAATATGCCAGCCATTGAGATAGGCGATATTGATGCAGTGTTCAAGCGCGCTTTGCCGCAGAACGATGTCGAAACTGCAAATATGATCAACGCTCTCGATGGTATCGTTGACCGTGAAACCCTGGTCTCCCAGCTCTCCTTCGTGGTAGATGCTAAAGAGACCGTTGAACTGGCCGCCGAAGAACAAGGTGCAAAGGCGACCAAGACTGAAGACAATTATGGCACCGACAAACCTTCTGAGCGCGAACTTGACGAGAGTGAAGCCTTAGAAGATATTTAGGAGGCTAAATGGCAAGCTCAAAAGACTACTGGGAAAAGCGAGCGATAGAAAAGCTCACTGAAGCAGAAATCAAGTCTGAGCCGTATCTCAAGCAAATCTACGGTATCTATACCAGTGCTCAGCGCCAAACAGTGAGCGAAATACAACACCTTTATCGCATCTACTATTCCGAAAACAAGTGGGACACCACTGCACTCAACGCTATCGCTCCGAGCGGCGACCTAGTGAAGTTCTACAACCAACTACGAGTCGCTGGCTTGGAAAGGCGGCTCCCTGACCGCTTCAACGGCCGCCTGAGCCGTCTTGAGCTTTTGAACGCTCAACTATGGCTCGAAGCCAAAAAAGTCGGTCAGAAGCAGAATGAAGTGGAAACAACGGCACATTCTAACACCATCAAGGATGCCTACTACCGTTCCATCTACGACTCGGCCAAGAAGCTCGGTGCAACGGAAGCTTTCTCTACCTTAGACGACAAGACAGTCAACAAGATACTCCGCACCAAGTTCGCTGGCGCTAACTACTCCGAACGCATCTGGGGTAACACCGACAAGCTGGCGGACAGTTTGCAAGCGGTTATCGGCAAGGCGGTCGCTCTCGGCCAAAGCCCTGAAGTAACTGCTCGGATGATACGCGAGCGCTATGGAGTGAGCCAGCACGCAGCGATGCGCCTGGTCAGGACTGAAACTAGCTACTTTGAAAACCTCTCCACTGTTGAGGCTTACAAAGAGATGGGCATCGAAAAGTTCCAGTTCCTCGCTACGCTAGATATGCGCACATCGGACATCTGCCGCTCAATGGACAAGCGCATCTTCTCAATGAAGAGCGCAAAGGTCGGCGAGAATGTTCCGCCGCTCCATCCGTGGTGCCGTTCAACTATCACACCATATCTGGGCAAAGACTACAAGATAAACGAGCGTGTGGCGCGCGATCCGTCCAACGACAAGAACTACTATGTCCAGGGCGATATGAACTACGGCTCCTGGCACAAGTCGCTCGTGGATCGCTTTGCTAACAAGCTCAGCCACAGGGTTACTATCACAGGAGTGAGCAAGACTGGTATGGTCGCCACTGACTTCGGTGTCAGCTTTGATGCCTTTTCAATGCTCGATATAGACGATGTGCTGGTAGATGAAGTTGCCAAGAGCGCAGAAGCACTGATGAATGCTCACCCAGAGCTTCAAGCGTGGGCGAAGAGTCAAGGCAAAGATGGTCTCATCATCAGCGGCACAAAGCCAAGCAAGATGGGTTATGGCACCATCGCCAGAACTCGCCAATGGCTCTCTAACCGCAAATCGCCAGAAATCAACCTCAACAAACTCTACTACAAGAGTGCGAAGAAGTTGAGTTCCACGGTGTTCAAGGGTGTCCGCTCCAAACACTTTATGCCAGCTACGGACTACAAGAACTACACATTCTATCACGAGTTCGGCCACTTCATCGAGAACTACCTACTCCGCAAAGGCAACACGGATGCTGCCGCTCGGCGCATTATGCGTGATATAATTGACATAGCGGTGCGGCAAACAAAAACTGACCGAAACACGGTGCTGGCCCAGGCTTCCAAATACGCTCGCTCAAAGGCAAGCGGTCGCGAGTTCTTCGCGGAAGCCTTCGCTAACCTACAAAGCGGTCGGCCGAATGCCATAGGCAAGGCGATGAAAACTTATCTTGAAAAGGAGTTGAAATGAAGACTGAGCCATACTTTCTAACAAACGAAGCCTGGTATCGCCTCAAAGAAGGTGGCTTTGGCTACGAACTCACTCCAGCAGGTCGGAAGATACCTGAAGTGGTGGCGAGTTATGAAGAGTTCTACTCCACCGAACGCGATGATGACGATGAACTGGTAGATGCTTGAGATATTTTGCTTGACAAGTATTTCTGTGTTATAATGTAAGTAGATCGACTGCGACTCATTGAGTTTCAGTCGTCTTCTTTTTAAGAAACGGCCCTCAAAGGTCGCTTTTTTGTCGAAAGTATTACCAACCTCGCTGCGAAGCGTAAAATCGGAGGAACTATGACAGAAGATGTCAAAAACCAACCATCTGATGGTGAACAGAACCCTGACACCAACCAAGACGATGTAAAAGACAAGGGTAGCAAGACTTTCACTCAGGAAGAGCTTGGCAAAAAGCTTTCAGAAGAGCGCAAAAGGGCGCGCGAGCAATACGAGAAGGATCTCGATGACCGCATCGCCAAAGAGCGTGAACGCTGGGAGAAAGAAGCCAAGATGACCGAAGAGCAGAAGGCTGCGGAAGCTCAGAAGGAGCAGAAAGAAGCTCTGGACAAGCGTGAACGAGAAATCACTCTCCGTGAGCGCAAAGCCGAAGCCCTCGAAGCTTTAGCTGAGAAACACATTCCAGCCAGTTTCGCTGACTACATTATCGATGCCGATGGAGACAAAATGTCTGCAAACATCGAGAAGTTGGAGAAGACTTGGGGAGATGAACTCCAGAAGGCAGTCAAAGAGGCCGCCGCAGGAACCACTCCTGAAGACAAAGCGAAAAACCCTGGTGCTGGAAAATCATCCGCTACATCTTCCAATGTATTCAGAGGAAATGGTGTAGCCGCATTCTAAAAACTTGGAGAAATAAGTTATGGCAAAAACTGATGCTTTATCAATTCTTCAGGCGCAGAGCACCAAAGATAAGTTGGCCGAGAAAGACGGCGCTCTTATCGACAGCATCCAAAAAGATGCGCTCTCTAGCCGCCTAAAAAACACGGAATACTCTGGTGATCCAACCACTGGTTCTGTCGTTATCAACCGTTTCAAGAACTCTGCTTCTAACGCTTATGGCACCGCTCGTGCTGCTGCTAAGGGTGGAAACATCTTGAACAACGGCAAAGTTACCATCAATATCGACACCGATAAGGAAATTATCGAAGAAATTGAAGGTAAAGACATCACTATGTATGCAGTGCAAGGTCTCATCGACCGCCGAACTGCTAACCATAGCAAGAGAATGGCTGCTGAACTCGACCGCGCTTTCTTCGCTTGCGCTGAAGATGCTGCGACCGAAATCACGACTACCGCGACTACCATCGAGGACATCGTTGAGGCTGCTATTCAGAAGATCGAAACTACCAACAACGACTGGGTTGATGGTGTTGACCGCGCAGACATCGAAATCTCGCTCACTCCAAAAGCTTACGGCAAGCTCCGCAAGTATGTCGATAAAATCGACTTCGGTGTGGGTGTCGGTGAGGAACAGACTCCTCTCTTCCACGGTGCTCGCGTTTACAGCAACACTCGCCAAACTGCTGACCTCGTGATTATGTATCACGGCGCAGTGGCACAGCCAGTGTCCATCACCCCATACGATGCAGAACGCATCGGCCTATCGAACGCTTATGCCATCGAGCTCTTCTACTCCTTTGGGACTAAGGCAGTGATGCCTGACCTCATCGGCAAGATCGAAGACATCGAAGGCGATGAGTCCGAATAGAAAGGCGACCTATGGCAGAGACACAACTTTTAGACCGCGAAATCTTCATCAACGAAGTAACTGAGGCAGCGAAGACCATCAACAAAACCATTGAAGATGATGAGCTCCTACAATATGTAGCCGAGGAAATCACCGACAGGGTTTCGATGTATCTCCGCTTCGACCTGGACACCCAGTTTGATCCGCGCCTAGTGAAAATCGTAGCTAAGGTTGTGTCTTCTGCTTTCAAGGAAACCTCTCACAACCTCGCTAGCGATGATGTGGAGACCAGCATCAAAGCCATCAGCGACAACGGTCAGTCCATCTCCTACGGCGATGCGGCTAGGAACTACCTAGCAACAGTCGAGGATGGTGAACTATTCGGCGGCTTCGCCAAACTTTTACAACCATATCGGAGGATCCGTGCAATTTCCAGATAAATCAAAGAAAGCTATCGCCAATGCCTTCTATGACAAAGAGGTAGCCATTTTGAGTAAGTCTGAAATGCTGGATGATGAAGGTGGGGTTGTAAAGAACGCGGAGACCGTCAAGAGCACTTTCAAAGGAAATGTCCGTTTCACCGTGTTAGGTGAAGAGCAAAGTGAAATCGGTCTAGTTGAGAATATCGACATCCAAATCACTTGCCCTACTGATACCGATGTGAAGGTCGATGACCTCCTGAAGTATCAAGGTGTGAAGTATGTGGCGGTTGATGTTCTGCCCTTTGACTCTCATAAGACGATTATGGGACGAAAATGGGAAAAACAATAGATGTCGAGCTCACTGGTGTCTCGGAACTTCGAGTGAAGTTCGAGAAGCTCAAAAAGGAACTAGAGCCTGCCGTCAAGTATGGTGTAAACCGAGGGCTAGCGCTGATAGAAACTCGTTCCAAAAACAGATGTCCAGTTGATACTGGCCACCTGCGAGGCTCTATCAAAACTAGACCAGCTACTCCACTCGAAGATGGCGCAGTGTCTGGGCTCGTGTTCACACCTACCGAATATGCGATCTATGTCGAATGCGGAACAGGAGTGCGCGGCCGCTCATCTTTCCCTTATAAGATGGAGAAGTTTACTCCGCAATATAAGGCAGGATGGCCTGGCCAAATCGCACAACCTTATATGATCCCAGCGATGCTAGAAAGCAAAACGGAAGCTACCAAGATGGTTGCTCTCGCCGTAAAGGCGGCTATCAAGAAAGGTAAATCGTAATGTATCAGCCGAAAGAAGAGTTGTATCAAACACTGAAAGCACTGGGGTATTATTGCCGCCAGGGCGCTCAGGCGACTTTTGGAGATGGTGAACTACCAGCGATCACCTTTCGTATCGAAAACAATAGCGTGAACTTGCTGCTCGATAACCAAATCAGCCACCAAGACATCACCGCTACTGTTGACATCTGGGCAGATGACAGCAAGACCGCATCGTTCGTTCATACGCGAGTAGAAAAAGCGTTGCGAAAAATCGGCTATCAAATGTCCTATTCGGCAGATGTGCCAGCTCCCACTGGAGCGTTGTTCCACATAAACTGCCGTTTTGAAACACTGCATACCGCAGGAAAGGATGAATAACTATGGCAGGAACTAGGTCTATGGGCGCAAGCCTTACCCTAAAGAAAAAAGGTAGCGAGTCCGCGAATATCGTTTTCAAGAGCCTCGCTTCTATCGGAGCTATCTCTGGCGAACGCGATGAAATCGATGTAACCGCTCTTGACAGCCCTAACCGTGCAAAAGAGTATATCTCTGGCGCAGCGGACTTCGGCTCTGTCGAAGTTGAGCAGAATGTAACTTCTGCAAACACCGACCAAATCGAAAAAATCAACGCGTTGTTCGCTTCTGGCGACCTTCGCGACTGGGAACGCACCGATGACACTGGCACCGTGGCCTTCAAGGGCTATGTTGCTGAAGCTGGTTACGGTGAAGAAACCGTTGATGGTCTCGTGAAGTTCAACTTTACGATCCGTGTATCTGGTCAGCCAACCTTTACTCCTTCTGCTGAGAGCGAGTAAACGCTAGGAGGGAGCGCATCCCTCCACCTTAGTAATTTTTAATCGAGGAATAGTATTATGTCCACAACTCTAAACTACAAAGCTAGTAACATCGCCAAAGCAGAGAGGGCGAGCAAAAAGAACTTCTTTGCAGTGATGCAGAGTCTGAGTAAAGCACCTTCGATAGATGACTTGCTATTCTTAGTGAACGCTGGAGGCGGAACTGAGGCAGACTTTGATGAATTATTCAAAGGCGGCATCAAGAATGTTTTGATGGCTATCTTTGAAGGCATCAATGAAGCAGGTTTTTTAGGTCAAAAGATAGACCTGACGGAGATACAGAACCTGATGGATGCCGAGATAGGCAAAGCTACGGAAGCTTCACAGAATACTGGCGAAGCGGCCAAAGAATAGCGTTCCGAATAGGCATTCATATCGAAGAATACTGGAACCTCACCTATGGCGAGTTTATGGACTGCGCCGAAGGTTATCGTGATCGTGTAAAGGATGAGATGGTTACAACTGACTATCTGCACCACATCCTGGGCACTTATGTGGCTACTGGAGTAAACAACCCCAAGAAATACCCACGCAAGCCGCTTTTGAAAACACCATCTAGGATCGGCAAGGTTACGCAAACCGCAAGGCAGATGGCGACAATGTTAGGAGCAAAAATCAATGAATGATCAACAGAGTCTCGGCGGTATCAGTGTGAATATCACTGCGAACTATGACGGTTTCAAAGAGGGAGTCGATACCGTAGAACATAAGCTGGACGACCTTACAAAGAAGGTCAATGAAACCAGCTCTAAAATCTCTGCCGCCACTATTGCCGTTGGGAATGTTATCGCCAAAGCAGTTACAAAGGTCGCCTCGACTATATCATCGAATATCGGCTATGCAGTAAAACGGCTTGACTCGCTCAACCGCTTTCCGATAGTGATGCAAAACCTCGGCATCGGTGCTACTGATGCCTCGAACGCAATTCAAGCGCTCGCAAGTTACACCCTCAACTTACCAACCACCTTGAATGATGCCGCAGAAAAGGTGCAATACTTCACTTCTGCGACTGGGAATGTCTGGCAGTCTATCAAAATCTTCCAGGCACTCAACGATGCTATTGTTTCTGGTGCTCAAACCGCCGAGGTTCAGAGCACTGCTTTATACCAGTGGTCTCAGGCTATTGTCCGAGGCTCTTTTGACATTGAGCGCGAGTTCAATGCGATGGTGGTTGCCAACGCTAAGGCCGTGAATGAAGTCGCGGAACAACTGCTCGGCGCAGGCAAAGACTTCAACGACCTATGGAACGCATTGAAGAAGGGTGAAACGACCGTCTATGATATGGTCGATGCGATGGTTTACCTAGACGAACACGGCACAGGTGCGCTCGGAAGCTGGAGCGAACGAGCCAAGAACTCCGTGGCAGGTATTGATACCGCTATCACAAGGTTCAAGACCAACCTCGGTAAAGCAGTCGCCGTAGTGGGTGAAGAAATCGGTTGGAAGAACATATACACCTTCGTCAACAATGTGGGCGATGCCATCTACAAAGCTGGTCAATATGTAGCTGCCTTTGTGAGAATACTGAAAGAAGCTTTCGCCTGGATCCGAGCCCTCTTCGGTGGTTCAGGTTCTACTTCTGAAATCGTGAAAGAGACTGGGAGCGCGGCGGACAATACCGCTGGAATTGCTGCTGGAGCCTCAGATGCTGCCGACAGCCTTGACGATGCTACTAGCTCGGCCAAGAAACTCCACAAACAACTTGCTGCCTTTGATGAGATGAATGTGCTACAAGAGCCAACCTCTTCTGGCTCTGGTTCAGGTAGCGGAGGCGGAGGCAGTGGCGGAGGCTACAACTTCGACTGGAACGCTGACCAGTTCGGCTCTGCCGCTGACAAAATTGAAGCTATTGCCGAGAAAATAAGAGCAAAGTTTGCGGAAATCTTTGGAGACATTGACTTTTCAAAACTACAAGCATCTCTTGAGAGGTATTTCAAAGCCTTCCAGACAAACCTGGATGGTATCATCAAAATCGGCAAGAAGTTCATCTCAAACTTTATCAGACCGCTGACGAAGTTCGCCGCAGAAAACGCACTCCCCAGGATCTTTGATGCCATCAGCGCATCTATTGAACAGACCAACTACGATAAGATAGCTGACTCATTCGGCGACCTATTTTCTGCCGCTGAACGCGCAGGCGAAGTATTGCTAGATGTATTCGCAGACCTCGCTGAGATACTGTCGCCAATTATGACCTGGGCAAACAACGAGCTTCTTCCTGCATTCCTCAAAGTGCTCGCTGGCGCAATTCAACTGGTCGCTTCAGTAGTGAGCACCTTCTGGAACGCTGCGCTTCGTCCATTCATAGAACTCTTCCTTGTGCCTATTGCTCAATTCACTGGCGGTATCATTGTAGCCGTCTTGAATGCTATCGGCGATGCTTTGCAGTGGATCGCAAGCAACCAAGCCGCCGTTACGCTCATCGTATCGCTCACGGCTGGCATCTTGGCAGGTATTGCCGCCTATGAAGCCTATGAAGTGATTATGGGTGTTGTAATGGGTATTCAGCTAGCATTGAACGGTGCTATGGTAGCAGGAACAGCCGCCAACGGCGCTTACAGCGTAGGCCTCGGCATAGTTAGCGCTGCCCAGCAAATATACAGCACGGTTACGGCCGTTGCGACTGGCGCTACTACCTTGTTCGCTGCTGCGCTAGAACTATTGCCTTTCGTTGCTATTGCCGCCGCAGTAGCTGGTGTAGTCGCATTGTTCGCAAATCTATGCTCATCCACTGACAGCGCTTCAGACTCAACTAGCGAGTTTAACAACCAGCTAGACTTTGAACACCAGAAAATCGACACCAACCGTGATGGGGTTATCAGCTACACCGAAGCGCTCGACAATATGCGCGATGCACAGCTTGCCGCATCCGATGCGACTTTGGCGCGTATCAGAGCTGAAGAAAACCTCTCCAAAGTTACCGAAGAATACCAGCCAATTATAGATAAGTTGAAGAATATGACCGACTTGACGACCGAAGAACAAAAGAAGCTAGAAAAGGCAGAAGCGGAAGTAGAAAACGCTACTTACAGGTTGAAAGCCGCGCAGCAGGAAGAAATCAAGAGCAAGAAAGAAAGCACCACCGCTACCGAAGAGGCTATTCAGAAGATGATAGACGCTAAGAGATATACAGTCGCTCAGCAACTAGCCAATAACCTAGCAAGTGAAAGCTTTGGCACTCTTGAGGAAGCCATCAAGGATGCAGTTGACCGCAACGACACCTGGACTGACTCGCTCGGTGATACTCACAAACTTACGCAGAGCGAAGTTGACCAACTCGTTACGGAAGTGCTTGCTTCGTCCGAAGAACTTGCGAATGGTGTTGAATACCATATGGACAGACTAACTGGCGGTATCGAACGAAGAATTGTGTCGCTCAATGGCACGGCGAGCACTGCTGGCTACAACTTTGACTCTGGCCTTGCCTATGGTATCTCAGCAAACTCCTATATGGTCATTCAAGCCGCCAACGCGCTCGGTGAAACCGCTTACAAAGCCTTCTGCAAGAGAATGGGCATCGAGTCTCCATCTAAGGTAATGGCCGAAGGCGGTGCGTTCTTGGTGAAAGGTCTTGTGGTGGGTATAGAAGATGAAGAAAGCTCGCTAGAACGCGCTATGGACTCTCTGGGCGATACTATCACCAACGCATTCGATGCCGCCCTAGACTTCCCAGACCTAAGTATGGGCTCGCTAGGCATCGATGCTGGCGGTTACAGCACATCTGATGGCCTGAGCAAAGAAGGCGATCCAACCCACATCACAGTCAAAATCGGTGAAGAGACACTCATCGATAAAATCATCGCTGGTATCAACGACCTGAGCTACCTAAATAACAGAGCGGTGCTTGAAATCTAACTCTACTTATGTTCAAATCTTTTGCCACAGTCCTGACAATAAAATTGAAACTTGCCTTTCTTACCGACAAAGCCAGCCAACATTCCGATGCCACCTGTTCCAAGCGTGAGCAAACCACCGCCAGCGGCTTTTCCGACACTGAAGCCCTTGCGGTCTTGCCCAAGCGGAACTACATTGAGACTTTTACATTTTGGACATTTTACTTTGGACATTTTTGTTTTTCCTTTTTAGCTTATGTCTATTATAACACAAAAGGAGGAATATGCCTATAACCACGAAACTCAACTACATCAAGCTGCCTATACCAAAGTATAAGACAGCAAAGACCGACAAAGGTCGGAAAAATGTGAAAAATGGCGCGAAAAAACCTGGAAAAATGTGATAGGAGTTTCTTGTATAGTCAAATATAGAAGAAAATAACAGAGAAAAATGATATAATAAAGGTAGGCTGCCAATAAGAAGACTCTGTGCGCTGAGATCTTCGGAGCAGCTTATTTTTATGGCGGAGTGTCGGATCCAAGCGCTCTCTCCGCTATACTGCGGTGAAAACTCCAGTGAGTTAGGGTGCCTCATAAACACCACAGGCAGGTGCGACTCCTGCCACCGCAACCATCAGGGATGGACAAACTGGTAAAGTCGCCACTCTCTGAAAGTGGAAATTGTAGGTTCGAGGCCTACTCCCTGAGCCAGTCTCAGGTAGGCAAACTGGTAAAGCCACTACCCTTTGAAGGTAGAGTCTGAAGGTTCGAGGCCTTCCCTGAGAGCCACACGGCTTGATAGTTCAACGGTTAGAATACTGGCTTGTCGAGCCAAAGGTCGGAGTTCAACTCTCCGTCAAGCCGCCAAATTGCTGAGTAGCTCAACTGGTAGAGCGCATCACTGTTGATGATGGTGTTCTGGGTTCGAGTCCCAGCTCAGCAGCCATAGTGGGGGTTAGCTCAGTTGGCAGAGCGCCGCTCTGATACTGCGGAGGTCATAGGTTCAAGCCCTATACCCCCAACCACACACCCAATAATTTCCGAAAACAAACATATAGCCAAAATAACTCCACTCTTAGCGAGAGGGCTTTCCTCGCCACCTGGCCCTCTCGTATTCTCCGACCGCGTAGCCAAGTGGTTTAAGGCAGTAGGTTTTCAGCCTACCATTCGTGGGTTCGACTCCCACCGCGGCCACCAAAGGTTCCTCTCTGTCTTTGACAGGCTGCGGCCTAGACGGAGAGGTCGCCACCTAGAAATGTGGAGGTAGTGTAATGGTAGCACAGCGGTCTCCAAAACCGCTAGACTGGGTTCAAGTCCTAGCCGCCGCGCCAGGCTATCTAGCTCATCAGTAGAGCATCCGTCTGAAAAGCGGAAGGTGCTCCGTGCGACTCGGAGGGTAGCCACCACAGGGTATGCTATAATTGAGATACAGCGCCTCCGCCTGGACTCGTTCCCACGGAGGTTTTATGTTATAATAGAAATAGATCGACTGCGACTGCAAATAGTTGTGGTCGCTTTTTTAATGCCTAGAAAGGTTCCATAATGGCATACAGTGGAGACTTACTCAAAATCAACAACACGGCGCTCCCTGGTCTAAAAGAGTATAAGCTCACATATGCGAAACTCTGGAAGAATGCAGAGCGCAATATGAACGGCGATGTCAATGCTACGCTCATCGGCATCTTCCCAAAAATTGAGCTGGTATTTCGTGATGCGTTAGACGAAGACCAAATCGCTACCATCTGCGGCCTGCTTGATACACCGTATTTTTCAGTAACCTTCTTCAACCCAAAAACGAAGACGACATCAACAGCGCAGTATTATTCGAGCGACTATACCGTAGAGCTCTTAGATCGATCGCGAGGACTTTACAAAAAGTTCAGCGTGAGTCTCGTTCCAGTAAGCAAGGCATAACGATATGATAACAGCATCCCAAGCATTCCAAACCGCGATGAAAGCGCCAGTCAAAACTATCGGTGCTTCAGTCTATAACTCTGCCGATGGTATCACCTATGATGCTGGCGATGCCTTACAGTCCATCGTTCTTCACTCTGCTGGCTATTATTTCGGCACAAATACTCGTTCAGTTACTATCAAGCTGCTAGGTTCTGGCTACTCTCTAGTTGAAAAGAGCCTGGAAGTTTCGCTCAATGTTGTAACCAACCTGTCCACTGGCGACAGAGATAGTATTTCTTATGGGACATTCGTAGTATATGAGCAAGAAACCGACCTCGAAAAAGGTATCACTACGGCCAAAGCATACGATGTGATAGGCGCGCTAGGTCTAGTAGAATACCAGGCTGGTGAACTTACTTTCCCTTGCACCGTAGCAAACCTAGCTTCTCAAATCGCCACTCGCTTCAACCTTACGCTCGGAACAGACTTCACCACGCTGCCAAACTACGACTACACGATAACTGAAGACCTCTATGCGAACATCAATGGTGAAACTTACCGCGACATCATCGCCGAAATCGCTGGCGCAACCGCAACTCTGGCAAAAGTATCAGTCGATGGCGAATTGCTCTTTGTGCCACTTCAAACCACCGTGGATGACACTCTTACATATGCGACAATGAAGAAGTTTAAGTTCGGCGCTCATTATGGCCCAGTAAACTCCATTGTGCTTTCTAGGATGCCGCAAGAAGACAATATCGCAGTTACAGACGATGAAAGCGTTGCGGCCAATGGTCTCACAGAAGTGAAGCTGGCGAACAACGAAATCTTGGACGATGACCGCCAAAGCTTAGCGCAACCTATACTTGATGCCGCAGATGGCTTCAGTTTTAGCCCATTAACCATCACTACCGTTGGTCTCGGTTGGTTTGAGGTTGGAGATCGTATTCAAATCACGGATGACAGCACAAATACTTACGAAACCATCCTCACGGACATCTCGCTCACACTTGATGGAGGCATTCAGGAAGTGCTCACGAGCGCAGCGCCCACCGAAACACAAACGAACTATTCGCTTGCTGGCGGCATCACAAAAACCATCTACAATACCGAAATCAAAGTCGATAAGCAGAACAGGCAGATTATGAGCATCATCGAAGAACACACACGGTTCGAGAATGAGGTGATGAGCAACTTTTCGTCTATTGTCCAAAATATCGCTAGCATCGTAACCAGCATCCAAAACTCAGGCGGCAACAACCTTATCAAGAACTCAGCGATGTATGCCAAAGACGAAAATGGTATTCCACTAAGCTGGACTTTTTCAGGCACTGGCACTTGGGACACCACTCCATCCGCCGATGCGAGTGCGAATGGTTCGCTCTCTGGCCAAGTTATCTCGCTTGCTGGCGAAACAGTTTCTCAGATCGTAACAGTAAAGCCAGATGATGATGGTATCGCAGAAGACGACAAAACTTACTATTCTTTCTCTTGTCGCATCAAAAAGACGGCGGTTGGCGACTGCACCGTAACGCTTTCAGATGGCACCCAAGAAGGTGTCTGGACTATAACCGTGCCAAACGGTGAAGCGGTCAACTACAAGGAATATGCAGTAGAGGCACTGCTCCCACACTCCACAGAACTCACGGTCAGCGTAACAGCCTCGAACGATGCGGAGTTCTACATCACAGATATGATGCTTGCGGTCGGTAGTTTCCGTAGCCAATGGACTCAGGCCAACGGAGAGTTCAGCAACTCGCAAGTTCAAATCGATAGTGATGGTGTTACTGTGAAGAACAGCAACCTCGCTGGTGCGTTCACAAAAGTTACTCCGCAAGGTGTCGAAGTGTATCTCAACTCGCAACTCATCGCGCTTATCAATAGTGATACTATCAAAGCTCCGATCGGAGAGTTTACAAAAGAAATCGATATGCCGCCGATCAAGGTAGTCGCGCAAAGCGATGGTTGGGCATTCGTGGAGAAGGAGGACTGATATGTCTTGGGTAACAGTAGCAGACATTGATACAAGGTATGGCCACACTTACCTGCAATACGATGACAGCTCAACAGGTAGCTCTCGCTCTGCGCGAGTCCGTTTTGAGCTAAACCCATCAAGCACCGTCTATGTGAACTTCTACAACTTTACCGTCAATGGCTCAAACTTGGGCACCAAGCTAGTTACTGGCACGGCCACACTGTGGGAAGGATCGCTTCCTGCTGGTTATAGGTCGGTTTCATATAACTGTGAATGGTATGACATCGGGCATCGAGACTATTCAGGTGGTGGTAACATCCCAACTGGTTATACTGCGCCTTCGCTTTCTTCCGTCAAGGTGAACTCTAAGACATACAACTCCGTGAACCTAACGGTCAAAGGTAGTTATGGTGTCGGAACTGGATCATACCAAATTGAAGGTGGTGTTGGTGCACAAAATGCGTGGCAAAGCCCATCGCTCAGAAGTGCTGCCATATTCGATGGTAGAACTACCTATGATGTAACCATCAACAACAGTTCAACCCAGACTACCACGCTCAACCTCATAGGCAACCAAAAGCTATGGTATGGTGGCTACATCCACAACGGTTATACTGGCGGTGGCGAAATGAAGGGCACGGTTTACTTACCTTGTCCGCCACTTTCGGCGCTTTCGCTCTCTTCTCAGTCCTATTCGGCCTACAACACGGTGAATGCGACCATCTCATACACTCGTCAAAGCGATGGTGGCGCGGAAACTAGAACTGGTAAGTATCGCTACTCAACCGACAATGGTGCTAACTGGACTGGCTGGACTTCATTCGGCACCGTGTCGAACACGACAGGCACTTTCACCGTTTCGCTGCCTACTTCAAAGACCGTGCTCTTGCAGGCGCGCCTTGATACCCCTAATGGTGGCGCAAGCGAGACAAAACAAACCTCCATCACGACTAAAACTACTCACACCGCACCGAACTTCTCGAACTTCACCTACGAAGATATAAGCTCGGCGGTTACTGCGCTAACTGGCAACAACCAACTCTTCATTCAGGGACAGTCGCATCCAAGAGTTATCATCACAACAGCAAATAAAGCCACGGCAAATGATGGCGCGACTATCACTGGTTACACCGCATCATTGAACGCTGAGTCCATACAAATCTCATATAGTAGTTCTGCGGATGTAGTAGGAGTGTTCAGCACCAATAGGCCAACCGCATCAGGAACGCTCGCGCTTTCCGTAGCCGCAAATGACTCTTTGAGCCTTGCGACATCAGTCAGCAAGAATGTAACCGTGATACCGTGGGCCGCGCCAGTCCTGAACGCTACGGCCACAAGGACAAACAACTTCGAGAACAGCACCACGATCGCTATTTCGGGTTCATATTCGCCGATAGTCGTCAACAATGTTGTAAAAAACACACTGGCCATCGCCTACCGCTACAAAAAATCTTCGGCATCATCTTGGGGGAGCTGGACAAGCAAAACACCTACTATAAGCGGTAGCAACTTCTCGGTCTCGAACTTTGTCTTGAGCTTTGACAACGAATACCAATGGGACATTCAAGTCCGCGCAGTAGATAAGTTCACTACTACGACTACGAGCATCACGCTCTCCGTAGGCAAGCCGATCTTCTTTATCTCGCGGAACAAGAAAGTCTCGGTCAACCGCAAGCCAACCAATGTCAATGCCGACCTGGATGTTGAGGGCAAGGTTTACGCAGAAAACAGCCCACTCTCATAGCTTATGGTATAATAGAGATAAGGTGGGCAGGGGAGCCACTTCGGTGTGCTCCCTTTCCACTCTCTTGTGGTATAATAGAAGAGGAGGGTTTCAGCGACTTTTTACCTCCATTGTGATATAATAGTTATAGTTGGCTGCGACTGCATATGATGCGGTCGCTTTTTTAGTGCGAAAGGAGCTTCTATGGCAACTATACAACCAATAAAGACAAACATCTCAATTCAGAGAAAATTGTCTATCGCAGTAGGGCTGCTCTCTTTTGCGGCTTTCATAATTCAAGGGTTATCAACCACTTGGGGTTTTCAAGGTGTAGGCGAGCAAATCACTCAAACCGCGCTTCTATTCTCAGGCGGCATCAACCTATACTTCTTAGGCTCGACCACACAGAAGATCTCAGAGGAGAACAAGAAAGATGAAAAGAGCAAATAAGTTCATCGTCAGAAATCTTCACTGGTTCATTGTCGGTTTTGTCGCGCTACTCTGCGCGGTCTTTATTATGACTGGCACCAAATCAGAAAATGGCAGCATCACCCTAGATGGCAAAGATGCGAAGATCGAGGAATACACCGAGAAGTTCATTGAAAACGCAAACGATGCGCTTTACCGCATAATGAACGAAGATGCGCCGACCGATGAGGCGACCATCAAAGAGTTCGAGGATGCTGAAGGCCTGGGCGGCTCTGCTACGCTCGATGCCGTGAAAAGTCGCAGGTTGCCTGATGGCGATACGGACAATGGCAAAGGCTGGCAGTGCTCCAAATACACCGCTTATCTGGCCACAGGGCGCAGAGAATACTCTGCCGCGCATCCTGATTATGGCCCAGTGAATGGCAAGAATGTAGCACAATGGCTGCACGACAACTTTGGCTGGAAATATACAGACGAGCCAGTCGAGGGCGCTATCGGCTCAGGCGGCTTCAATACCCTATACGGCCACACCGCCGAGTTCCTCTACTGGACTGGCAGCAATACCGCTATGGTGAGCGATGCGAACTATGTTCCGCTAACTGTATCAACTCATAATATGAATGTTGCAGGTTGGGTGTGGGTAGTGCCAGGGGACTACACACCAGATCCAGGGCCGTCTCCTTCTCCTGAACCTACTCCGACACCAACCCCAGTCTCTGGCGATGTAACCTACACCGTGCGAAAAGGTGATACGCTGGGCGCAATTATTCGCGCCAACGGTTACACTGGCAACAAACTATTCGGAGACAACGGCTTAGCTCAAGCGATCGCCGAGAAAAACGGCATCGAAAATCGCGGCCTGATATACCCAAATCAGACCATCATTCTCTATCAGAGTCTTATGAACGCATATTGATGGAGGTAGGTGGGATGGAAGACTGGACAGTTGGGCAAATCTTAGCCACGCTTACCGCTATTGCTGGGGGGTTGACCGCGCTCGGAGTTATAGCGAAGAAAGCTGGCGAAGCTATCACAAAATGGCTGCAACTCCAACTCGCTCCTATCAATACGAAGTTGATAGAGCTGAGCGACCAAACAACTGAAAACGACAAAAACAGAGCGATGGACTTCATCGTCCGCTTCCTAGCGGATGTTGAGCAGGGCGCTACCATCGATGAGGAAGAGAAGAAGCGCTTTTGGGAAAACTACGACCTTTACACCAGCCTGGGAGGCAACTCATACATCCACAGCAAAGTGGAGAGGCTGAAGAGTGAAGGTAAACTATGAGGGATGAGAGGCTAGACCTCTCTTCTTTTATTGCACATTGAAAACTTGCGGACAAAAATACAAGAGAAAGGTGGGTGTCTCTATGTCCAAGAAGTATAGGAAGCAGAACAGAAAGCAGAGACGGAGGCGAGCCGCTTCGAGCAAGTTCGACAGGCACCACCTCTGTTTCATCAAGAGAAAGTGGAGCAACGGTTCGGTCTATGCGCTGCGCCAATTCCACTACTGCATTATGTTGTTGCCGAGAACGACTCTTCACCGCTATATTCACGAGAATATGGCCCATATACCAGTTCCGAGTGAGTTGGCAGCGAAGGGAGCGTTGGAACAGTTGCGCCTGCTTGAAAAGTATGGCGCGTTGCACGATGATGATCCTATCGAAAAGAGGTTGATGCTTCTCGCAGCGCTTTTTGACTGCGTTGCACAGCCTACCGCAGATGGGTTCAGGTATCAGTTGGAAGTAGTCCGCAGGTTCAATGAAGAGTCCTCCAAGTGAGGGCTCTTTTCAAGCGCCCAGATATTCGTCAATTAGTTTGATAGCCTCGTTGAACCCTACGGCGAAATCGGCTTGATAGCCTTTATTTCGTAGCTCCAGCAAGACCTCGGCTTGCTCAGCGATATGTTCGCTAGCCCACTCGCCATTCTTTTTGCGTATGCGAGCACCTTCCTTTTTCAGCTCGATAAACAGGCCGTGGTATATCGCATTCTTAGCACCACCACCAAACCCAAAGCCAGGATGGATGGCGGTTTCTGTTTTCGGTTCGGCTATGAAAAGGTCTGGCCAGGCTCTCCTGCCGCCATTTTGTCTTTTCTGCTTTACCGCTTGGCCTGGTGTCAACTTGATGCCAGAGCCGAAATCACTGTGGAACAGCACATCTGGATGCCTTAGGCGCAGATAGTCTGCCACTTGGACTTGCAGATCACTTTCCTTCATTTTACCTCCTTTTCTTTCTTGGTTTCATAGTATGACCTAGATGCCAGCCGTTGCAGAGCTTACAGTAGTAAGGACTGCCAGAACGCTGGTCTCGATGTATTCTTAGCCACTTTTCTTGATATTTTGCCTGCTCGTAACTCTTCCACACAACCTTGCCGCAACGGCACTTCATTTTCTCTCCCACGGCAAATCACCGTGCTGAGGGTAGTTACAAAAAACATTCGGACAATTCTCTCGAACGAGCCTCGCTGCTTCGTCATCAGGCACCCAGTTGCATATCGCAAAGGACTCCTTTTCTACTGAGAACTGTCTGAAAAACTCTTGTATCGTTCCGAAGAACCAGATGGAGTTGTCCGTCCGAAAAGCCTTCTTCATATGGTATCTAGTGCCTCTTGGCTGCGGCTGGATGGCAATATAGCGGCGATGGTTGCGGAACCACCACGACTGGAAACCATACGCAGCGCCGAAGTCGTAGATAACTCTGTTTTTCGGTATAATCTCCGAGAGCATCTTGTAAGCTTCCTCGTTACAGCATAGCCCTTCCATCCCCACATCTGCCGTGATACCCCAGTTTACTTTGTCATCAAAGCACTCCTCCATCTCTCGCAGACCAAACGGATCTGCGCAGAGCTCTTTGTGGAGTTCGCATTCTTCTTCCATCACTTCTTCCTCCCAAAGATGCCTCCGAATAGCTTGTCTATATCTTGCGGAAAACCCTCTTTTCTCATCTGGTCTTCCATAATCGCCTTGTCAAAGGCTTCTTTCAAAGTGCATCGCGAAGTAGTGTAGATCTCCATCGCGCGCCGTTGGATGTGTTCAGGAATATCAGCCACGACAACCTCCTCCAGTTCCATTCCAGAAAGTCAAAGCTTTTTCTGGATCATTGAACTTGTAAGGTTCTTTCAGTCGATGCCCACACTTTGGGCACACTACGGCATAGTTTTTGCGGTTACATACACCCTTGATATACCATTGAGCCATCTGCGGCCGCGTTCCACACTTTGGGCACATCGCAACAATTTTAGTGGCATCTATAACAAAAAGTTTCGCTCTACTCACAGGGCTTCTCCATTTCCACTCCGATATAACCGCCTTCATCGCCTGGCTCTTGGAGCAATATCTCTATTTTCTGGACGACTTTATCAGCCAGCCTTCTGTCTTGCACGCATTCCGTTTGAATTGCGGTTTTGATGAGCTCTAGCTCCTCTTGGCTAAGACTTACCTCGTTCATAGTTTTGCATCTCCTTTCTGCTTTGGTTGTTTACACTTGCCGCAGTAGCGGTTGCCATCCTCGTCCATCAAGACGAAGGTCATCACACCGCAGTGCTGGCAGATGCTAAGTTGTTTGGTGTTGGTCAGATGATCTTTGTTTCTTTTGCGCATTTCTTTACCTTCCTATATTTTCCCCAGTTGATGAGACCGAAGTCAGGGTAGAAGAAGTCGCGTTCTTCTGTAACCATCGTTTCTCGACCACAATAGGTGCAGACACCTTTCGAGAAGGTCGATACATCATAGGCCTCTTTTTTGGGTGGTCTTCCAAAGTGAGCCATACAGGTTGCATAGTTGGCTAGTCGGCCACACTCGTTACAAACATTGTGCATTTTTCTTCTCCTCCTCTTTCTGCGCAGCTAATAGCATATCAAAAAACGGCTCTATGCACATTTCTACCGTTATAGTGGCTTCTTCTCCTCCTCTTTGGTGGACGCTAGCGGACAATATGCCACGGCGAGTCAGTGGTTTTCCATTGTGCAAAAACCATATCTCGTTCCTGCAACCGTCTGCCGCTGGCCTAACTACTACCGTGTTTATCGCCTTTTCTTTGGTGCTCATAAAATCTCCTCTATTTTCTTGATAGGCTCTTTGAGTTTTTTGCCAATTTCGTAGGCTGCCAGGTTTTCTACCACGGTAACTCGGATGCGTTCTTTGATACTGCCCTCGATCATATTGCGGACATCTTCTTTCCACTTGCTTTCAAAGAGAGCTTTTTCCATTTTTAATTCATAAACCTGCCGTTCTAGCTTTTCGATCCGAGCCTCTAGTTCACGCTTTCTCATTTTTTCTCCTTTCTAAAAAATTGCAGCCCTAGTTTTTTATAAATCTGCTCTTTGCATTTTTCGTCAGAACAATAGAGGTGCCCACTCACCATAAAGATCTCCTCGCCATAGATAACGGCGCGTTTACAGTTAGGGCACTCAACAGTCCACTTGAACTCATCGTCAGTGTTGTGCTTGTCCAGAACGCGTATCGGCGGTTGAGACATACTAGCGAAGATGTAGTTGTCTGGATCTGCCCACTCGAACTTGTCGTGGCGGACAAGAGCGTTTAGTGCCATATATGTTAGTCGTTCTTGTTTGCCCATCAGACTTCACCCCTCGCTCTCGCTTTTGCGTAGGCGCTCCGCTCAAGTCGTCCTATTTTGTGGTGCTTTAGATATTCTTTTTTGAACGACGACTTCACCAAGTCGCCAGTTTCCATATCTATCTCGTAGTGTTCGCCATTGTATTCGCAACCACCAAAGAAGCGAGCCGTGGAGAGCTGGCTATGAACCCAAAACTCGTATGCGAAATAGTTAGGTTTTGCGGCCGCTGCCGGGTCGTCTTCATCAAAGCTCGGATGACGGCCATCCATAAAAAGGGTAGCTTTCATTTTTTACCTTCCTTTGCTATTTCGCGAAGTCGTTTTTCTATCTCTGGTGAGTATCGAAGCCCATTTTCTCGTGCTTCCTTGAGCAAAGAAAAAGCATACCAACCAGCCTTTCGGAACCCAGTCCAGTCTTCCCAAAGCCAGTCCCATAAACTATCTGCCTCGCCAAAACAGCAAGGCCCACATAAGTCTGTATCTTCAACGGTTGGCATCTGACCGCAATTCATACACGGCGCGAACTTGTAGCCATTTCGTTCTAATCTGCTCATATTGTCGGCACTCCTTCCTCTATACCTACGGTGCTCATCGGTAGTCCTTCGCAGTCCCACTTTAGCTGCACTGGGCGCATAGAGAAGAACCTGATGTGCATACCTTCTACAACATCAGCCATCAAGCCATCATTCACACGAGATGAAAACGAGTCAGCCTCTTCGCCGAGAACTTTTTTCTCTAACAACTTGCCGTGGTCTTGGCGAAGGTAGCCATATTCAAAGGACTCATAGCCGTTTTTACCCCAGAAGCCATCGTACTCTTTACCAGTCGGTTGAATATATGGCCACCACATCTGAGCTTCTGCTGGATCCTCCGTCCGCGTTCTCTTATCTTTCAATGATCCCATTCGCCCTCCTCCAGGCCTCGCAACACATCTTTAATGAGAGCGATGCCACTGTCCATATGAACATTGATGGTTTTGGTGGAGCCGCTGATAAACTCAGCGACAACCACCTCTTCCGCAGCGCTTTTAATATAGTCTAGGCGGACAAGCTCCGAACTATACTCCCTAGTCAGCGTGAGCAAGTCGTAGAGTGCGTGGGTGATATATTGCTTACTTTCCATTTTTTCTCATCTCCCCTAGTATCTCTTTTAGGTAGTTTTCGACTGAAAGACCGTGAGCTATAAACAGAACCAGGAAAATTATACTCAGAACTATCATTCTACCTCTATCTTCCTGCCTTTCGGCTTGGCTTCCATCTCTTTTTTGAACTGCTCAACATCTTTCGCCATTTCATCGCGCACCTTGCTGATCTTCGCAGTGCCCTCTGGGCCTGGCTCCATATCGCAAGTGAACTTCGCGATAAAGAGACTGGCGGTTTCCAGATGGTCAACAGCTAATTGTAAGTGGTGCTTGGCTTCATCGGTTATTTTTTCTTTCTCGCCCACCATCTGCAAGAAAGCGGTGCTCGTAGCAATAGAAGGGAGCGTGCTCGTAACCATCTGGTTTATCATCGATGCTCTGTTGCTAGTCTTCGTCATCGTCTTCATCCTCATCTTCATCGTTATCGTCAGTGTATTTTTTAACCAACTCAACTTCTTTATCGGTGAGTGGGTAACCTGCCATCTTGTTCAAAACTCCAGCGGCGGACGGCTTTTCATCCGATGTTGCGATCTCCATCAAAGCGAGACGCAAAGCTTTCGATGTTGGTCTGCCATCTTCTTTGAGAAACCCTTTTTTGCCCAAAGCTTTCATCAACTTACGCTTTAGTTTCATAGCTTTGAGTTCGTCTTTGCTTATCTCTTCATCCTCGTCTTCGTCATCCGTATCTTCTTCCTCTGCTTTTTTGCGCGCCTTTTCAACTTCTTCTTTCAACGCACTTAGCGCAAGGCGAGCGCTTTTCTTGATAAGCTCATAGTCGTCATCGTTTCCGTGGCACTCTACTACGCTGGTGCTTCTGCCTTTTCCGTCTAGCGCGATGAGCAACATAGAACTCACACCATTTTCTTCCATAAACTCTTTCGAAGCTTCGTGAATGTTATCTCCAAAAACGAGTGCACCCTTTAGCTTTGACTTTTTTGACATATTATTTTTCCTTGTTTAGTAGTTGATATTGACCAGACCTCGCCAGAACAGAAGCTAAAAGAGTTCACGAAGCAAGCAAACTCCCTCGGTGTTATGGATGTGCTCGACTTTTTCCCACCGATAATCGGCTGCGTATCTGTTCTGGAAAGGTGCTGGGGTTGAGATGATTATGGCTAGTTACCTCCCACTAGAGAACGGTAGTCTCGCTGCATCTCACGATATTCATCGCTGGCTTCTCGGTCGCGTTCCTTAGTGATGGCATCCAGCTCTACCATCACATCATCTAGGTTGAAATCAATGGCTTCAACTTCATCTTCAAACCACTGGCCGAGGCCGAAGTAGTCAGCAAACTCTGCTACCTCGCCCTCGCCGTAGGTCATATTGTTGACCAGGGTTCCATAGGCTTCTGAGTCGAACTCATCTGAGATGACCATCTCGAAAAGCCACCTCCACAAAGCTTTTCTTCTGGCATCTTTATTGTTTAGGAAGGTAAATGTTTCGCTCATAGTTTAGAACCCTAACTCAATTATTTTCTGCGCATCTCGGTCGATCATCTTCATCACGGCATCCTCGTAAGCTTTCATCTCTTCGAGACTGGCTTCAACATCTTCGCGCTTGATAGTCCAAACTTGGAACTCAAGCTCAGGGATGAGGTCAGTGTAGAGGACGAAGTAAAGCTTTTCGAGATCTTCATTGACAATGAAATACTTACAAACTTGAGGGAAGTATTCTTCAGGGTAGTGGTCTTTGAGGAATGCCTCGACAATTTCTGGTGAGCCTGGGCATTTTATTTCCAGGGCTTCCGTGATCTTGCCGTTATTCTCAACCCAACCATCTGGTGAGATGTAGATGTTGGGGTTGTCATCGCGTTCCCAAACCGCTTCACCACCGACAAACTTCTTCTTTAGTTTCTTTTCAGCCATCTCGCGAGCTTCAGGCTCTAAGATGTGGCCGCGCTCCATCATCGTGAATGGGCGGCCGCCGAGACGGTCAACATAATCGTTCGGAGTGAGTGGACGAGCCACGCGCTCGGCGATCATTTCGTAGTAGCGTTTCTTCGGCTCCATTTTGAGCTTCAGACTTGCCAACTCTTCAGGAGTTAGCGCAGCGCTCAACTCTTCGAGCGTTTCATCTTTTCTGAACGGCACACCGTTCTTTGTTAGCAGAGCTTGGATGTCGCCTTTCAGCGGCTTTCTTGTGATGTAGAGATCCTTGAACTCGGAGCCACCAGACTTACCGAGCCGATACTCATACCAGTCTTCACTATTTTGCTGGAGTGGAATGACTTTCATCGCCGTCCTCCTTTTCTAACTTAGCTTTGCATTCGTCCTTACAAGCTACGACCTCATCCGACAGCATCACATCGCGCGGTAGGCTTGAATAGACCTTGCGCAATTCAGTCATCGTCTTTGCCTTTTTAAGCTCTTTGCAAGCGGTTTCGCGAGCTTCAGCAGCCTTTTCTTGCTTGTATTCCTCGAACGCTTCCATCTCCTCGCCAGAAGCTACTTCGCCGCTTGCGAGATAGCCTAGAAGCGCCAGCGCACGACCGACAGCGATCGTTTCTAGTTTTTCAAAACCTTTCTCGTTTTGAACTTTCTCGACCTTCTCGTTGGAAGTGCCCTCGGCATCGGCACTCATAAAGGCGATGTCTTTGGTCGCACCACCTTTGAGAAGCTCCAAAAAGTCGGCTTTATCTTTCCAGATATAAGCCTTGAACTCCATTGTTCCGTCAGCGCGAGTTGTGTTGACGGTGGAGATTTTTCCGTGAGGATGTTCCTCCCAGAATACTTTGAGACGAGAAGCAACTTTGGCATAATCGTTGCCCTTGAGCTTCATCGTTTCCACTTTTTTCGTGCTCATATTCTCCTTTACTTTAGGTTGATATTCTCCAACAACACACACCCAAGCTTTTTTAGCTTTTGCCGAAGAGCTATTTCCACAAAGTTCTCTTCGCCTCAACTCAAAAAAGTCGGCATTTTGCCGACCTAAAATCGTTCTTTACAACAGGTTATTTCAATGTTATAATTATAACATTGAATGGCCTAGTATGGAAGTTTTAGGTCGTTTTTTCTTCAATGTTTTCAGGTGCTCGATGCTTTTCTGACTTCGCTTGCTTCGTGTTGTTACCTCTATTATATCACACTTCGCGCAATTTTACCCACCATTTTTTGCGCGAAAATTATGCGGTCGCGAAGCGGACTTCGCGGTATGTATCGAACAACTTTTCTTGCTCGCCTTCCAGGCCGTGGATATAGCGTTCCGTGGTCTCGGCGCGAGCGTGTCCAAGCATCTGCTGCATTTCCAAGAGCGTTGCGCCTTGCTTCTGAATATCGGTTCCGAAAGTATGCCGCAGCGCGTGAGGGTAGAAGTTGTCATAGCCAGCTTTCTCGAACACTTTTCTCATTCGGATGCGGAGTTCATCGTTACAAAGGTGGCGGTGATACTCATTCACCCATAGCCAGTCCGTAACATCAGCTATCTCGATCCATTCTTGCAGATATTCATAGGTCTCAGTGGCCACCCAGACCGTTCTTTCCTTGAACCCTTT